CCCAATCTTCCTGCGACCATTCGCGCTGCATAAGAGACTGGTTGTAGTTAAAGGCCATACTCCACAGGTTGTAATTCTGCGAAGTGATCATGCGCTGGTAAGTGTTGTTTTCGCGCGCAATGTTCATCTGGTTGGTGAACTGCATGCGCCGTGACTGGGAACGGAAATCAGCCTGCTGGTATTCGTACTGTTTCTGGCGCTGGACGTCCTCGTAATACCACGCGGAGCCTTCCCCTGGGTTATCCCACGTTCCTGAACCCCAGTAATACTGCTGGGCCAAGCGCACGCCGGCAGCCTGAAGGCCGGCACCAGCCATAGATAATTGATACCGTTCTTCGTTATAGGCCAGCTGAACCGCAGACTGCCCGCCTTCCAAAAAGGCTTTTGTATATGTGTCCGATAGCCCCATACCGCGCAGGTATTTCTCGGCAATCTTTTTATTCCATCCAGATTGAGCATTTAATCCACCAATTGCCATGAACCGAGACAGCTCGCCGGCGTTTTTGGCCGTATTGTAATTGGCCGTCAGATAATCGTAGCCATTGGTATTGATGGATGAAACGCCCCATTGATCGGTGAAGTTAAACGCCGAGCTTCCAAAATCCTGCGTGATCAGAGACATGGATCGCTGATCCATCTGCATCGCGCTGGTGAAGTAAAGGCTCTGGGCGTTGGTCAGGTTCACACCGGATAGCTGGCTTGTGGTTAAATCAACCGCCTGTTCCACTGTGTATCCGCTGGTTACGTATGCCTGGGACAGGTATGGACTGGCAGACAGGACATTGCTGGGAACACTTTCGCTCAAAACGCGGGCGGCCCGTTGAACGGTCAAACTGTCCGCTTCACCGCCAAATGTTTTTGAGGTTTCAAGTAATTTCGCCAGCGTATTGGCCTGAAGTCCTGATAAATTGTAAGTGCTCACAACTTTCGCGCCGATACCGGCAAACGATGGATCGGCGCCCAGTTGTTCTTGAATGGTTTTTCCAAACCTGTTGGTAACTTCGGCGCTGTACGATAATTCGGTCAGTTCATTTTCGGATGTCGCGCTGAAGTATTCCTGAGCTTTTCCGTAAAAGGCTTTTGTGCCAGGGAGAAATCCATAATTTCCAGCGTATGCCGCCGCTTCTGCCACGTACTTTTCCAGAGCGCGTCCCATATTCACGGATTTTCTGGCGATGTCATACCGTTCTTCAATACTGATATTACCAAACATTCGTTTCGCCAGCAGAAGTCCACGATACGATGGGTCGAATTCCTCTCCTGTGATGCTGGCAACCTCTTCAGCGGCTTTGCGTATCTCTTTAACTTCAGGAGGCTCGTAAGCTTTCGAATAAAGGCCGTCAACGGCTTCGTCGCCATATCTTTCTGCAAAGAAGGAACCATCAAAGTCGCGGGCGGATGACATGAACTGTATTGCCATCTTCTTGGTTTCTTCTTGCATATTTTCGGCGTAGGATTGAGGTAGCCCCCAAGTGCTTAATTTATAAGTATTCTGGGCGCGTTTGGATTGGTCAGAACCAAACTGATACCGTTGATCAAGATCAATGGCGTAATTGATCCGATTAATCGTTGCCTGATCAACCCCATCTTCTTTCATCAACTGGGCAACAGTCTTACCGGTAGCTTTAGAGCGAGTATATAACTGGTTTACATAATCGGAGGCAAGCGCCTTTCTCTTGCTTCTTTTACCGGAAAAGGTATCTAATATTTCCTGCCATGTGTTGCCTGGGGTTTTGACATACCCATCTGGCAGAGAACCTTGCGCCTTTTCAACAGCATTTGTTACCTCATAAACTATACCGGCAGCCATGACGGTTCCCGCTATAATACCACCAACAACAGGAAGCGCCGCGCCAAGAGTTGTTCCAGCGCCACCAACCATCGTGCTTAAAGCTGCAGCACTCATGAAAGCAGAACCGGCTGTTCGTGCATAAGTCCAAGAACGGCCGACCCAGTCGTTTCCACTTTGCGATAATTCATATCCGGTGTTCCTAAAACCACCAAGGACCTGATATGTCGTTCTGTTAAAATATTCTTTTGAAATATTTTCGCGCGTCGCCTGACCGGTATAAGCATCTACCGCTGGTAAAGCGTTTGCGTTGCCTAACGCGATAATGCTGCCAATGTTGGAGAGAGTTTTTTCGTACGCTTCAACTTCCTGCATCATGGGCTGCATGCCCATTGACCAGGCGCGCTTGAGTAGGTATGCGCCGTAGAACAAATTGCCGGCGCTGCTCTTGAAAGGCAGCATCGGAGAGCCGCCGTCAGAAGAAAATTTGCTTTTCCAGAATTTGCTATTGCTATACTGAATACCACCAAGCTGGAATGAGACCTCTTCTCCATCACTTCCGACGTCGGAAATGACCGTGGCCTGCTCGGAAGCCATCATCCTTTTGGCATCATTCAGGCTGAGACTGGCCAGCCTGGGATACAATACCTGAACCTTCTGAAAATCCTCAATGGTCTTGAGCTTATAGGAACTTCTTGAGAGGAAATCGGCTTTTGGATCTTTCAGATTGACGCTGCCGGTTTCAGATAAGATGGCATCCTCAATAACGCCTCGGGCTGAATTTAAGAGGGTTCTGACCGATTGGCCGGCCTGATTGGCAACTTCAACCGACGAAACCTTTTCCATCGCTGCGGAATAATTGGATACAACCTTTCCAATCCCTTCATAAAGCCGTTTCAATAGGGTGGCCGCCGCTTCGGTTGAATTTTCAGGAAGCGGGCCGTTTAAATAATTGGTCAGCTCAGTAACCATGTTGGACAGCTGGCTCTGATTGGCAATTACAACTCCGCGGCGATTAACCAGATTGTATCCACTTTCATCGCGGATAATTCGCCCTTCGTAGAAATCCGAGCTGACATTGCCGGTATAACCGCTATATAATATGGAGCCGTTATCTGAACGCAGCCGATTGATAGCACGGCTAAGTCCTTCGTTAAGATCTGCACCGCCAGGTACGCTGGTTCGGCGGCGGGCCTTATCCGCGTGGTACGCAATCAGGTCACGGATTTCTTTTGGAACTTTCTGGTAAACACCCAGCGCCTTCAGCGTGTTCTCAACGTCAATCGCCCGTTCTGGCAGCTCGGTGGTGTTAACGTCAATCCACTTTTGGATACCGCGCGCCACCGCTTCCTGGTTCTGCGGGCTTTTCCAATCAAACGACTGGTAGTAAATTCCATTGGCGAATTCCATCAAGCCAGTTTCAGGATTGTTGATACCAGGAACAATACCGGTCTCAATCCCGTTTTCGCGGATGGCCTTTTGAAGTTGATTGGCATACGTCCAAATGGTCTTTTTATCGTAAATCGCTTTGCCATCCTGCACAAACATTGGATAAATGGCTCTGGCAAATTGCTTGGCGTTCAATGTGCTGGCGAGATCAGCCAAACCCATTGCATAGGCAGTAATCTGTGCCTGAACCAGCTCTGGATTGTTCAATTTTTCCATCGCTTTTTCAAGCGTTCTGGACCATTTCAGGTCCGCAATCACTACCTTGCCATCTGACTTGCGAATACCAATGATGTCAGGTTTGAACGCCACGTCAATCCCGAGACTGGGAACCTGCTCTGCGCTGGCGACAATGCCTGGGCTTTCCTTGCTGGTATTCTTGATCACCCATTCCAGCTGGATGCGTTCGGCGGCTTCCTGCGCGAAGTTTTCCTCAAAACGATTACCGGCTTCAATAAACTGCTTGTCAATGGGATCGACTAACTTGCCGGATACATTGAAATGATAACGGGCAAGGCTTCTGGCAATATTGCTTCTGGAATACTTTGTTTCGTAAGCCAGGTCGGAAAGCAGGGAAGGGTGCAGCCGCGGGACAAATGGTATATCACGCGGATCAGTTTCGGCATTTGCGTTTACACGTTCCGGAGCTGGCATACGTGAATGTGCATTGAGAATGGCAGTTTGAACCATAGGATATACTCCATTTTCGTCGCCGGCAGGTAATTGTGTATCGAAGGCGCGTATGGGCTTTTGTGTTACCAGATTTCCTTCTTCGTCGTACTGTGCGTTCAAGGCTGCAATAATATCCTGAAGGGCGTAATTGACCTGCGCGGTAACTCTGGTATCCCAGCCAGCCTCATGCGCGTTTTCCGCTGCTTCTTTGGGAGTGATCAACCCGAGCCTCACTGCGACCGCAGCGTTCGTACCGCCTTTCAAAACTTTCCCGATCAAACCCTGATCGGTGAAAAGGCGGTTAAACATCTTCATCACGTCGTACTTCTTGTTCTGCAACAGGACATCGTGTTCTTCAAGATACTTCTCGTCGAACATGAAACTGTTATAACCGGCGAGAGGGCGGTCTCCGACGAATTCCTGAAATTCCCGAAGCACTGTTTCGATGTTCGGTGCATCTTGAACCATTTCGTCGGTGATACCGGTCAGTTTGGTAATTTTTTCAGAGATGCGGACGCCTGGGTTAATGTATCTTTTGAACTCTGAAATGAGCTGACCGTCTCGATAAATCGCGCCGTACAGGGAGATCGGAGTTTGATTTTTGGGCGTGACCGCTTTTAACTTATTCGGTTCGAGAGGAGTTGTCTCAAAGTCGAAGAAAACCACTTCCTCGCCTGGCTTCATCATCTGCTCGCGTAACAGTTGAATACGCATATCACCGGCCGTGGCCTTGAAGTCCCGCAGGGCAATCTCTCGCAGAGGGCCACGCGCTTGCTGGTCGTTCAAAACATAGGTGTAGATGCGTTCCAGCTCACCGGTGGTGTATTCTCTTTCTTCGCGCGGCATTTCTTCGTCACGGCGAAGCAGATCAAGGATCTTTCGATTGGCTTCGTTGGAGCCGTAATCCAGATACATATCTTCAACAACCTTGACCGGATTTTTGCCCTTGAATTCATAGGTTCTGCTGGAAAACGCCACCACGTTCTGATACTGCTGATAAGCATCAGGCAAATATTTTAGAACGCGTTCATATACGGCCCTGTCCTTTTTGGCGAGATCGTTCAGGCGCTTGGCAAATTCCCCTTCTTTCCCGGGAATGATTTCAAGCCGCATACCAATTTCTTCGCCGATAACACTCAAGTGCGCGCTGGCTGTTGCGTAACTGGACCGGATAGGCCTCCCAGCCTGGTCATAGAAACCGTACAGGATTTTCCACCGTAAACCTGAGCTGGTCAGGTTTTCCTGATCCGTAGCGTATTGAACAACGTCCCTCCGGAATAGCGGCGACGCTTTATTGATGCCTTTCAGGGTTTTCCCCATATCCTCAAAGACGTAAGGGTTCAGCACCTTCAACTGCCGTTCCAGATCTATATCTGCATCGGATATGAACTGAGCCTGAATACTGTCCGCAAAAATGCGTGAGCTGTTTCCAGGAATGACCATCTCATTGATGTGCGTCGGGTACGGCGACTGCTGGCTGGTATAATCGTGCCGGAGGCCGTACACGTTCAAAAATTGAAGGTAATTTCCCAGCGCTGTCTTTGGAACGCTCGGCAGCATACTTTCGTAAACCAACCGCTGATACCATTTATTCGTAATGCCGGTCAGGTCGTCAATGTCTGCCGAGTTCAGATCTCTGTCAATGCCGAGGAAGAAACCCATCAGGGGATTGTGATCCAGCTTATCGCTGGCCTGAATAGCGGCGTCGGACGTCCTCGCTCCTTCAAAGTTCAGGAAGTCCTCTACAAAGTTGTCACTTTTGATCAGAAATTTCCCGTTCTTGTCGTATAAAGTGAGTGACTTATCGTAATCGTAACGATAATGAACAGGGCCTTTATAGCCAGGGAATTCCGACGTCGGAAGGATCTCGATATTGTCGACGTATCCTCGATAGGTGTTTTTCCCGACAATGTTGCGGAAGGCCTGAAGCGGCCCGTCTCCCTGACGAACCAGTAGTTCAGTACCAGGGACATCAATGGCCTCGATCTCGACATCATCGCCGTGGTATTCGTATTTAATCGAAGCTTTCTTCCCAAGCGTGGTCATGCTTTCAAAGATTTCTTGAGACTTTTTCTGGACAAACTGGTTGTAAATATCCGTGTCCAGATCTCCAGTCCTCGGGTCAACGCCGACCTTCAGAATTTGCGCCAGATGGATCGCTTTTTGGGTTGATTTCAGAGCCAGAGGATTGGGATGTTTGGACAGTTCCTCATTTACTCGGTGGATCAACTCAACACTGACGTCCAGATGGTTTTCGTCGAGAGAAAATTTCTTGCCGGCGAGCTTGTATTCTTCCATCATCTGCTGGATGATGGCGTGACGCACGTTGTTTTCGTAAACGTCAAATCGCATTTTGCGATTGCCGTACGTCCCCAGCTGATCAAACAGATCGGCGGCGTTGACATCTTCGCTCTCCGGAATGATATGGTATGACCGGTCAAAATTGGCCATGACCGGTTCAAGGAACGGCCTTACAAATCGGGATGCGCGTTTGATCTGATTGGCCAGATAATTACGTTCGGCGTCGTCAGTTTCCTGTACCAGTTCGTTGTAAAACAGACCCATGTTGGTGGCGATGGTCTTGTTTATGATCAGCGGGACATAACCGGTCGGCCCAAGATTTTGGCTGTTCGGCGTTGCAAAATGAAAGGTTCTCGCGGCGGCGATCAGATTATAAGAATTCTTCCCCAGAATTTTTTCTTTGAACTGCTGAACCGGACGATTGAAAAAGCTCATGAAATCACTGGGCACAAACACGCCGAGATTGCCGTACGCGACATCTGGATACTGCTTTACACTTCCGACGTCGGAAGTGGTCTTTTCGGTCACGGTGACTGCACCAGGCATGACGGCGGCCAGCTTATCAAAAAAGTTGCCGTATATTTTCTCCTCAATTTCCTGCGGCATGTTCTTGTAACCGTTCTTGATGGCGAACGGAAATGCCTGATACCTGGCGGTAGGCTTTCCTCTTTTATTTTCGTGCTGCGATACCCAGATACCGATCAATGTTGTTCCTTGAGCGGAAAGCGCCAGCTCATTGAGGATGTCAATATGTTCTTTCGCTTTTAAGATCGGCGTAATTTTCGCCAGATCGCGCATCCCCTGGGCTATTTCTTCGGCATCCTCGCCGCTGCCGGAAGCGAACGCTATGATGCGTTCCTCAAGGGTCATGGGCGAAGCGGGGCTGGTGGGCCTGTTCAGATCATTTTCCATGCTCACATCGAACAGGAAATTAATTGCCTGCCGTTTTCGCGGATCTGTTTCAGTGGCGGCCATCAGCGCGTTTTGCGCAATTTTTGCAGTGACATCTCCCCATGACATCAAATCTGGATTGGCCGTCTCGTTCATCTTGCGCAGGCCGAGAATATATAGTTCGCCTTTTTCGCGATCTTCTGTCAAGGGAACGCCAGCAGGAAGCATATCCACTTTAATCGCATTGCCCAGGTATGAGCCGTACTTCTTGAAAAACTCTTTGCCGAGAGAAATCACGGTTTTCTTCTGACGGTTCATCTCATTCAGGATGGGCTCAATGGTTGGATCGTATTGCGACTGGATATAAATACCTGGCTGCTTGCCGCTTGCGTCTGTCGGGAAGATAAATTTCTTTTTGTCCACCATGTCATACATACCGACAGGGGCATATTGATCCTGATGGACTTTTTCTTCGCTTTCCTCGTTCCCGAGAAAGGCGTTCCAGGGATTTTTTTGGATCATGCTTGGCAGCTGGCGCGAGAGATTGCCGCCCAGCGTTCGCCGAAAGACCAGCGCGGAACGGTAGAAGTTCTCGATATATTGCTGGAACGTTTCCATAACGTCATAAGAAATCAGGGGTTGAGCGCGGTTCAAACCACCGATGTTCTTCTTGGCGTTGCGGGCAGCATAATCCAGTAAGGCCGGTGAAACCATCGAAACAATCAGGCTCAGCGCGCCGCCGATGGTTTTTACTTTGGTCATTGAAGGGATCAATTCCTTCAACGTCATATTCCGACCTTTGTAATCAACCTCAAGTTCAGAGATTGCGGAAAGGTCGTAGGGGGTATCAATAATATGGCTTAATTGAGTTCGGCGGTTAATCCAGTTTGCGAACACCTTTTTGGGATCACCAAATTCTTCGATGGCCTTTTCCCAGCCGCCGTGTGTGGTAACGTGAACTTCGTGCATCCGCTCAATAATCTGCGAGATGTCCTGCAAAACCGTTGTCGCAAACTCATCCAGATAGGGAACTTCCTGATGACTGAGTTCCTGAATGGCAAATCGTGCGGCCGAATATTCCTCGTTACCAAAGGCAAAAGGTTCGGCCGGATCATACCCAGGAAGATACTCGCTGAGTTTATCCGACAGACGATCGTTTCTGCCAATACCACCATTCTGGTTACGATACACTTCATCGGGATCGTAACGCCGTAATTTTCGTGCAGCATCGTCTCGTTCCAGATCACTCAGCGGCATAAGGTTCTCCTAATAAATCTAGGGTGGAATTGAGGAGGCTACAATTCCAACCCTAGATCACTTTTTCTTTTTTGAACTTCAGCCTCCATTTTTCGCTTTTCTTCCAGACCGCCCTGAACCCAGCGACGAAACTGGTGATAAAGTGCGGGTTCTTCAAGAACGGTGCTGAAAAGCGGCACTCCTGAAATGATCGACCTCAAAACAATTTCAATCAGTTTGTTCAGACAGGGATCATCGCTGCCAACTACAACAGCATCTTTCACCTGATCTTCGAGGTCGGCGAGGAGAAGAGAAATTTCATCTACTCCCTCTTCTCCTCCTTCACTTTTTTTTGCTTGGACGGACCCCAGCCTGGTACAGCGTTGCCAATTGCCGTCCAGATTTCAAAGATCATGTCCGTAGGCATCTTCGCCAGCGCATACTCAATATCTTCCACCGAAGTGCCTACTTTAATGAAAGGTTCACCACCCTGTTCAACAGGTTTATTGTCGTCCATCGGGATGTTCGTACCACCGAAAGTCAGGGCAATTTCTCGAAAAGCGACTTCTTCGACCGTGGCCGGATATTCACGGCGAACCCCATCCGGCCCTGTGATCGCACGGCCGACGAACATAAACTTGGACATCGCGAGCTCATCGCCGGCCGTAGGTGGGTTGATCTTCCACCACCAGTCCGGTTCTTTCTCAAAGTGAAACACGACCGGATCAATGATCGCATATTTCCCAAAGTTGCTTCCCATACAATGCCTCCTAAATACAGATTAGTAACTGGCGACGTCGTTGGTCAGGATCGCCGTGATAGGCTCTCCGGCCATTGGATCTGCCAGAAATACACCGGTGATGGTCATCACAATTTGTTTGCCGGCGCGCATTGCGATAGGGGCGGCGCTCCAGACAACGTTTGCTTTTGACCCGTTCAGCCCGTTCCCGCGGAACTGAACACGATAGGGGACGTTGGTTTCGCCAATCTTGCTGTCCGAGACCAGGTCCAGTTTGATCGCGGCTTCGCGGAACATGTCTGTCGCCCATGCGGACCCGCCGGCAGGATCATACATGATCTTGGAATACAGCGCCGCATCGGTGATCTTGACGTTGTAGGTCAAGGCGAAGGAGCGGGACAGAATATCGAAGTCGTCCGGACTGTACGAGCCGACGATCCACTGCTCATCCAGCGGAATGGCCATACCCGCGGTGATGGCACCTGAAAGGACCTTCAGGTTCGTTGAAACCGGAAGTTCGATGTCGGAAACGGGGGCGATTAACTGCGGGCCGCCGTCCACTTTCGGCGCCACATTCCAGGTGTCTTTGGATACAGGAGTAGGCAGACCGCCGGCAAAACCAACAGAGCCGCGCACGAAATCGGCGCCCTTGAAGGCCAGAGCCAGAGCGGATACGCGGCAGTCCTGATACTGTTCGCCCCACATATCGGCAGGTGAAGAACGCAGGGTGAAGTACGGCGCGGCAAACTGATCTGGACCGAGCTGGAAAACATGCGTATGCGCGCCGGTTGGGTTGGCCTTGATGGTGATGGTCGCGCCGGAAACGGCGGGCAGTGTGATTTTGGTGATGGTTTTGAATACCGTAACGCCGGTAACCGGTGTTGTGCCGTTAAGCGCAATGGTATCGCTGGCAGCCGCATCACTGGCGTCCGTCCCTTCAAAGACGACATTTCCGGTGGCCGCTTTATCCGCGACAATGGTCACGGCAGAAGGCACGGCGGGGTCAAAGATATAACCACCGCTGGCTAGAACATCGCCGGCCACCAGCGCGCCTTTGTAAACCAGATCGTTCTCAACTGTACCAAAGGCGCCCAGCAGCAATTTCCCAAGCGAAGCGGGGCGGGGGATGAATTCCATCGCGCCGCCGCTAGTCACGCCAACTTTTTTGACATCTCTGGAGAGAGCGCCGCCGCCGACCTCTGGATCAAGCGGGATCACCACGTTATTGGGCGCAACCCCACCATTGATGAAGAGTAAATAGGTGAAATCCGCATCATTCGTATTGGGAACGCCCTTGCCAACCTGTTTGGCAATACCAAGTGCTGATTTTTCTGCTGAAGGCATATTTACCTCAATATTTCTGTGTGGTTAAAATTTCAAAGCGGATTTTGATCTGGTAATCATACGCACCAGGACCGCCCAGCTGCGTCATGCTGCCGCGCAGGGTTTCGGAAATAGGTCCTCTCGACACATACTCATCTTCGGTGCCCAACCCATTAAATTTCATACCCAAAATACATTTCTCAATTCGGGAGCGTACGGTTGAAGCAATCGAACGGGCTTCGTCGAGTTCTTCCTGCGTATTAACCAAAAGACATCGCGCCTTGACGGTAAACATTCTGCGCCAGGTGACGCAGCCGCCAATCTCTATCTCTTCGATGGTATCTTCCCAGGTGCTTCCGCGGCTGATGGACAGGCCCGACCCTTTGATTTCCTGATCGGGATCATTTTCATAAACTTCAAGACTGATCCGCGCGGCGTCGGGATCGGGTTCACCCTGAAGCGGCCCTAACTTGACCACACCGGCCTTTGCTGGGTCAGTGTCGTCAATATTCGTGATCAGGGATTTTTCCAGCTCATCACGAATGAAATTAAGAACCACTTCGTGAATACCGTTCATTTGTGCCGTCCTACCTTTGTCAGATAGATCATCCCGCCGTTGGTGCGCTCGCTGATCTTCTTGTAATAATCAGCCATCAGGTCGCGAATTTCAGGCGAGAGAGGATTATCGTCACGATCGCCGACAGCCTTGAAACGGTCCAGCGCCGCCTGCTTGGAGCGCATCTGCGTGTACGATTTGGCGATTACGTACAGACGGATCAGCTCCATATCCCTGTCCGGAATGGTGAAGGTGAAATGGTATCCCTCGGGCGCGTCATCCAGTGTTTCACCTGCACCAGGTACCCACAGAACTTCCGACGTCGGAACTTCGTGCACAGCAAAGTAGGTCAATAAAACCTGTTCAGAAGTATCCGCATTGAGATAGAGATTTCCACCCTGAATGTAGTAATAAACAGGGGTTTGACTTTTCTGGAACTGAACTCCTGACCGAGTTGGCCGTTTCTGCAGGAACGTATCCAGAGGACATTCGACCGTAATATCATCCACGAAATTCACAGGCAGAGTATATGCGCCGTCAGTCAGCATAAGCTCAACACGATCAATACGTCGTGGGAACCAGGTCGAATAATCGCGGATCGCGTCACGGGTATACGATAAGAGCAGAGCGTCAGCCCAGCGTTTCGTACTGCCCGTATCCTGCAGTTCGATCCGAATATCAGTCAGGAATTCAGTCCATGTGGTCATAGTTCAACCTAATTGGTCGTACCCGCGGTCTCGTGGACTTCGATGTATTCCGGACGGAACATCTGGAATTTCAGGAAGCCGCGCCAGCCATAGCGATTGATCATCTGGAGATCATCAATCTTGGGCGGGAAGATCGGGGTCGGGCGCTCGCCAACCGCGTACACAACAGCGGGGCCACCCATGAAGATGGAAGTATGGATGTCAACGCCGTTGGTGACATAATCGCCGGAAGCGTGAGGCTTCAGGAGCGGTTTATCAAAGACGAGACGGTTGTTGGCCGCGTCAATCGCAACGATGCGGCGGGTTTCCTGAGTACCGTCGCTTTCCAGAACGGTTGAGCCGAGGCCCTGATCGTGGATGGTGACGTACATACCAACAGCAAAACCGCTTTCGTCAGCCACGGTGACGTAGCGAGTGGAGTTGGACTGGCCGACAGAGTACACGTTGTCGACCGTTGCAGCGGCGCCTTGACCTGGCACGGTCGCGCCATTCAGGGTGGTCTGATGGACAATGGCACCGTGATTTTTCAACACAAGGCGGTTGGTGCGTACGAAGCGCACGCCGTTCCAGGTGCCGACTTCGGAAGTGAACTTGCGGCCGGAACCGGCGTATTGCTGGGTTTCCAGCCAGTCGTTTCCTGCGGCGGTACGGATGTCGTGAATAACACGCGGGGTCGTGACGCACACGATAGTCTGGCCGTCGCCATCTTCGGTCGCGGAAACACCAGGGACTTCCGCTTCTTCCAGATGGGTACGGGCGAGTTCTGCGAAGTCAGGATCGAACAGGTCGGTCGTCTGAATTGCAGCGCGGTTAGCGCGGCTACCGCCGGCGAACACCTTGTTCGGATGGGAGAGGAAGGCGTTGCGGGCGAGGATGTCAAGGGTGTCGATCTGGTTGCGGCCGATCTTATCGCGCACAAGACCGTTCAGGTCGCCACGATTGACGTACTGGACGATTTCGCTGTAATCGGAGAATTTCAGCGTATCGCCGTGGATTTCGAGGCCGATGGACACCGAGCGGCTGTCCAGATGGGCACCGCGCAGCCATAGATCCTGTTCTGAGAGCGGATTGTAGTTGGGCTCGGTGTCATAGACTTCGGTATACGTGATAATACCGGTGTCTCGGGCGCGGAAATCCTCTTTCATCGCGCAGAAGGGAACCAGAATGGATTTGGTGCGCAGGGTCTCCAACAGGAGAGCCTCGTAGTAATTGCGCTGCCACTGGGGAAGAGCGCTTGAAAACATCGCACCAGTTTCATAAGCGTTAGCCATTTTTCACCTCGTTATTTGTTAGCATGTTGTGTCTGAAGCCACACTCCATACTGGTCAAAGGCTTGCTGCCGTTTTTGTGACCCGAGAGGCAGGGAATTGATGTATTCCATCCAGGCTTCATCGGTACTTGGTCCGGAGACGTTCTTGGGTTCAACGGTGGCCGATGAAGTAATGCCTGCCATCAACTGCTTCTCTCGCTCTTTTGCGGCGTTATCGGCAAAGTTTGCAAGTTCAGTGAAGATTGATTTCATCGCTTCCTGATCTGTCATCGCGGGAATACTGTCCAGAACCATCAGCAGGTCAGGGCGCTTCATCGACTTCGCTGTCTCGACTTTGAGTTTGTACGCACGTAATTCCTCAAGCTCTTTTTGCAGCGTGGAGTTTTCCGTGACCTTTGCTTCCAGCAATTTGTCACGCTCACTGACTGCCACTGTTTTTTCGGTGTCTTTCACGGTCAGTTGGCCCTTAAGCTGCTCGATTTCCGAGTTCTTAAGTCCAAGTTGAGCGGTCAAGTCACGATTAGCCAGCGTCAGTTCCTCGACTTTGCGGACCAATCCGTCAAAGCGAGCTTTTTCGATAAAGCCTTCTGGAACCTGCTGGTTTCCTGCTCCCGACGCCGGCTGCTGCGCAGGCGGGGTCACGGGAGGGGTAACACCAGTGGTATTTTCTTCGGGCATGGTCTTTTTCTCCTATCTGTTTTCGGTTAGTTTTCTGATTTCTCTCAGCTCTTTGCGAAGTGCTGTTAGCACTTTCCCGACTTCTCCAATTTCTTTTTCGATGGCAATAAGTCGCCCTTCGATTTCTTTGGGGCAGGTGGCACAGGTTTTGGGCTTTTCTTGTTGGTTTTCACTCACACACCTCTCCTAAACGATGTATTCTTTGTCGCGCCAGATGGCGGTTTTACGACCGAGTTTTTCCACAAAAACGACAGGTTCGGCAGAAATCACTCCATTGGTGATGGTCCCCAGCATTATTCCCTGCTGCCAGTCGGGGTGATGAGCATATTCAGGCTCCAAAAGACAGAGACAAAAACATTCGTACGCCTGAACAACACCGCGTCTGGTTCTAGCCAGATGTGAACCGCCTCTGTGCGAATGACCGGTAAAAGTTGAAATACTGTTGCGCTCGGCCTCAATTTCTGCCTTTGCGGAATAACCGGAAAATTTACGTGCGTATTCTCCGTGCTTGATAACAGCCACGTTGTCAATCACGTACTCATAGAAATCTTCCGTGACGGACTTGAAGTCAATTTTGAGCTTCATAAAATCCAGCAAATTGGGAAGTTCCAGCGCGTCAAGGCCGAACATTTCCTGATTTGCCCAGAGGTATTTTCGCAGCCGATCTTCGTGGTTTCCTTTGATGTATTTCCGCACGGCATTTGGCGCGGCGTCAATCCAGGCCAGCTGCGTCTTTTTCCAGCTGTTGATTTCCTGCTGTAACCGGTACTGCTTGAGAGGGTTCTTGTTAAAGTGCGACAACTGATAAAAGTCAATGCCATCTGATCCAACAAATAAAATGTCAGGATCGAAATCGTTGGTGATCCTTTGCGCCAGTTCAATGGCTCGATCATCCTGATAGGGATGATGCTCATCGGTATCGAACACAAATTTCATCAGCTATCCTTTTTCGGCTGCGGCGTGTTTTTCCCTTTGACGCCCTCGATGACGTCATTGGACTTGGGCTGATCGTTCGCCGCCGCCGTTTGTGGCGGGTCTGGATGAAGCTCTTTATCCTGCAGTTCTTTCTTGATCCGGCTGACCTCGCTGATGGGTCTGCCCAAATTCTTCTGAGAAGTCTCAAGAGAAATGGCAGGAATATCCAGAGAACGCAGTTTTACAATCTCGTCAACAATCGCGGCGTGGTCTTTGGGCATAATTTCAGCAAACGAAGGTGAAATAACGCCGTCCACGATTATCTTCACAGGTCGTGCAGGAATACCGTCAAACTGTTTTTCTTCCAGAATTTTTCCGGTGATCCAGATGGCGCGAGACAGGCCTTCGGACAGATAGGCCCGTGACCGTCTGGCGGCCTTGATCAGCGACCACATGCGCAGTTCCAGCGTGACGCCCGAACGCTGTCCGCCGCTGTCCTGGCCAAATGCGATCGGTGGCGCGAAAGACGCCATGCGCGCCCAGTCGTACAGGAAATTGATGTAATCGAATGTGCCCTGCGGGATCGGGTTGTGGGCTTCCAGAATACCCACCTTGGGTTCCGGCGACTGCCCGATGACACGCCCGAGATCCCACATGGAGTTCGGCCCGATGCTGTAATTCTCGGTGTTGAAGTTTCTCGGCAGGTTGTATCCCCAGCGGGTAGGGTGAGCATTGTAGTTGATCGCGTCGCCCAGATCGGCGATGCGCATGTTCAATTCGTCCTGAACCGGAATGAGTTCTTCGGTCAGGGGATCGCCAAACCAGCTGTGAGATCGCAATCGCGGGATGTAAACGAAGGGGACAACGCCCCACGGATTGATGCCGGAATAGGGGCTGATGACAGCGCCGTCAATTCTGGTTTCGTAAATGCGTTTCGTCCAATGCTCAACGCGGGTGCTGATGGTGCCGGTGGGTTTGGTGCCATACGACATCGCGGCCTGTTCCGAAGTCATGTAAGTCACGACATAGGCTTCCAGCAAATCGTTGGGATCATCCGGATTGAACACAGGGAAAAAGTTGTTCAGAGGAATACGTCCCCAGGAGACGTATTTGCGCTTATCGAGAGAGGGGGAAATTTTTAGTACACCGGCGCCGTAAACATTGCGGTCCAGTTCAACTTCCCACAAAGCCGAATTAGCGTTGCATGACTTATAAATCTTATTCAGCAGAGCGACGGCCTTCTGAGCGTCCTCTTCAGTATCGTGATCGGTGTTGATCACAAAATTCACCGCCTGATCTTCCCATTCGCCAAACACGGCGTCGGTCTGAGCCAGACAGATCATCTTGACCAGATTTAAACCAATAGGGTAGAGCAAGGGCTGTTCATCGCCGGTTGGATTTTCCAGCGGGATTTTTTCATGAAAAATGGTCCCATCAAAGTACCGGCGGTACTTGGAACGCAGGGTCATCTCGTTTTGCCAGGTTAAACGAGTTTCATCGGAGATGTTTCCCAGATCGGACCATTCAGGAAATTGCAGCATGATTAAGCTCCTCTGTTCACTTCTTCGTTCCAAAAATAAAAAGAGGGCTGATTTCGTCAGCCCTCTTTTGGTGAAGTCGGGTATTTGATTTTCTTCCGACATCGGAACCCGCGGTCTTTAAAGTCGTTTTCCGATATGGCGGGTTCGCCGTTGTGGACGGTCAGGACATCAATGTATCCCATCCCGTTTCTGATCATCGTGATCAGATCAAGTTCTGCTTTTGTAACCGCGAAGTCGAACTCGGGGTTTTCGTCTGGAATTTCGATCCCGAAAATTTCGCCGTATCCAAGATCGCGGATACTGAGGAGCAGGTCGCGCTCCTTTTTAGAGACCTTTATGATTGAGTGTATCATAATAGTACAAATTGTCAAGGATGCGCAACAGGAGTATTGCAGGCATCGCATGAACATCCTTCCATTTGAAAATGCTGGCAGTATCTCGGGGTCGAAGTCATAGGATTAGGGATGATATGTGTGTCGACTTTGCAGATTTCGATCTCATATCTTCCTTTCTTTTTATCGCCAGGGATGACATGGCGATGTTTACAATACGTGCAATTGTAGTCATGAACGGTCATCGTCTCCTCCTTCTGGACCCAATATTGGTTCGAAGCATACGATTACGATAATTTGCCCTTGGCGTGTATGAATAAGTATCGGTGCCGGTTTCCGGAACATATCTGGCCAGAAACGCCACTTCTGCCAGCGCCATGACGATGTCTTGGGGGATTTTCTTATCGTTTTCTCTTGAATAAGACGAGAGCTGTCGGGTAAGCCCTTTAATCACCGGCCATTCCAGCTCGTGATTGGAGATGGCCAGCGACAGGCTGTTCAGCATGGCGTCTTTATCGCGCTGGAAGTTAATGCCGTCGATTTCCAACCCCATATTTTCAAACGCCAGCTCGTCAATGGCTTTCTGGGTGCCGGTGGTATCCATTCCTTTCAGGACAGGGCGATATTTCTGCATGGCGTATTTGTAGCTGAACAGGAACGGATTATAAGAACCCTTGCCATCAACCCAGTCGAAATAAACCATCTGGTGAGGTTTTTTGGAAATATCAAAGCACATGACGACGGGGGCGTTACGGTGGGGAGGACCGTCCGTTCCAGGGTCGCCGCTCAAAACATAGGTTGCGGCGGGGTCAGCCGGCAGTTCAAATTTGGTGATGCCGTTACGCGCGTGTTCCTCGCAGTAATAACCCTTCAGAGGGGAGCTGCCATCTTCCGGACGCAGAGCCAGGGTCATGGCGTCGTTAAGAGACTGGTTGGTGCAGGCGGCGATATGCTTTTTCGGGAACATGGACATACCATATTCAGGGAAAAAGCCATTCAATTCGACGTCAATCATGTCGTCGGAATATTCCTTTTCCATGAGTTCGATCATTTCACGGGTCAGGCGCGTGTTATCGTATGTGGACACCCTCATGGAAAAGTACGACTTGAGATCGGCGGCGGGGTTTTCCTTCCAGCCCTTGTCGAAACGTTCCTTAAGCCAGGGCGCGTCGGTGGGCGAAGTGGTGACATCCAGACGGCACATACGGAGATTACCATCCGGCCTCACGCCTCTCAAACGGCCGCGAAGCACCTTGATGGTTTCACCGGCGAAATCCAGACCGGCCTCATCGTAATTGATGCGGTCAAACTCAAGACCTCTGATGAACCTGGCGTCCTTACCCGCCGTTCTGAAGATATATTCAGAGCCGTTGTAAAAGGTGATAGTTGGATAGGGACGCAGGGAAACATCCTGAATAAGGTGCTTGAGGCGGTCCGAATTTTCAATCCACGGCTGGATCATTTCAAAAGGAAGCTCGGACTGTTTCGCGGTCACGGAAGTGTTCAGCGCCCTGAAATAGGGGATGGTGATGCAGTCAATGATATTCGAAGCGGCGATGGTGGTCGTTTTACCGGCGGCGATGCCGGCGACAAAGCTGGTATTGGGAACCGTGACCTGGTGGAAAAGGTACTGATACCAGAGCGGTTCCCAGCCCATCAGATACCATTGGCAGGCGATATGGAAACCATTATTTTGTCTCAGAGCCAGGGGCAAAATTTGTTTGTCGGCATCAGTAAGAATGGACATAATCACCTTCCGACGTCGGAAAACAATTTCGCAATTTTGGGATTAAGCCTGAAAACCATTGCAAATCCCTGCGCGTAAAACTCCACACGCTGTTCATCCGGCGTCTCTCCACAAATTTGATACATACTTTCGATGACATGACAGATTTCATGCAGCAGAGTAACCTTTGTATCGTCATCCGCGTGCTCGGTTTCCAGAATGATTTTTCCGGCGGTGTAATCCACCGTACCGTAATAATGCGTGCCGTCATCCGAGAAATGACGCGGCCGGTATTCAATCTGAAAAACGCGGAAACCGAAATCCACCCGATCAATGTTTAAACGGGACATGAACACCTCGCGGGATCACAACGGAAGCGGCGATATGAGCATCGCGCATAATACATTCACGGGAATAACTGCCGCGGCCATTCTCTTCGTACTTCTTACAGAGAAGCGCGTACAGCACGTCATAAAACGCCGCCGCATCACTGAGATGGCGGTCTAACAGATCCTTGATGTCTGGCCGTTCTTCAAAGATCTGTTTGAGCGCAGGATAGGGGGTGAGGGAAGAAGTATCAATCTTTGTGTTCATCCGATTTCTCTCTGATCATCAAGCCAAGATAACCATTCCGCAGCAATCTCGCCTGTATCGCGTAGCCAGCCAAATCTTTTAACGTTTCGTCAATTGACTCGCTTCTCAGCGCCTCGTTGACCATTTCAGATCGTTCCATTTCCAGAAGGTTCTGCAGCCTGCTGAGTTTGTCTGACATACGCACCAGAATACCGTACTCACCAAACCTGGTCAGGTTATCTGTTCCGTAGGCGATATGTTTTACGATCAGCATATCGCCGATCTCTTTGAGCTGCTGGTTCAGTGCTTCTTCATAAGTTTTCGGACGTTCTATCATTGGGCGCCTCTATTCTGAACATTCCGTTCCTTCATACATTGCAATTGCGGCGACGGCGAACATGACGGTTTCCTGCAAGTGGGTCAGCGCCAGCGACAGTTCACGACTTTGCGGACATTTTTCGACCAGAAACTTTGCAAATTCTTTTGCCCGCCCGCGAATATCTTCGCACTTCATCCTTTCAGGGTCGTCCAACTGATGCAGCGTAAACACCTGATCAATATTCATCATCTTCGGCCTCCTCATACTGGTATCCGTAAAGTCTGGTTAACCATGACCGCATGGTCATTTTTGAAATCCATCCATTGTGAACGCGGTTATGGTGACGGCGGCACAGGGAAATCCCGTTCTCCAGAATATCGCCGCCGCCGGCGCCGCGATGGGTTATGTGGTGACAATCCAAACCCGCAGAACATCCATCGCGAAGAAACATCCCCGCAACACAAACCCCATCTCTCGCACGTACTTTCTGCGAAAAATCCTCGTCAAAAATCCGCTTTGGCTTAGGACAGGGTCTCATATCCCACCTTCTGATTTCGATAAATGGGCTTCATCCGTTCACGTTCATACGCAGCCATGAGTTCCCACACCGGATGTAAATCACGCACCGGAATTTCATGGCACGGCGTTGGACGATCTCTGTTGATCGGCGCTTTGATGATTTCCTGCTTGGTGGCATATCCAATCGGAACTCCTACTTTGGTCACGGGATCTATGGCCGTCAATAAAATGATGTCGGCTTTCACTTTTTTCCAGTCAGGCCATTGAAGAAACCGATGGCCAACCAGCGATGTCAGTAACGTCGCCTTGACGTCAATCCTCATCCCCGCAAATCGCAAATCCACACCATCATCAAATCCATCGTGCACAATCTCACTCATCCCAAGATACCGCCTCGCTACAATCTCACCCGCGACCCCAATCACTTCAATCCCTTCTCCATAATCCGAAACATGGTGCGCGGTTTTATTGTGGGCGAGACGGCTCCTGGATACTTCAAGAATGTAGTCCCAGGAGCCGCTCAGATCCATCTTACTTTTCCTCCACAACTTCTGAAGCGTCTACGGTGAAAATGTTGCCCAGCTCGTTGTTCATGATCTGAACCGCTTCCTCAATTAACCTGTCGGTATCTTCATAACTGAGATCAATCTTCGCCGCCTTCGCCCATTCCTGAACCTGCAGAATGGCAATCTCTTTCTTCTTTGCGCCGGATAAATTGGAGTACGCGTGCGTCTGCTCCAAAGACCGCACAATGGTCGCGGCAATTTCTTTTGCATGAGCAAATTTCTCCGAACCCCATTTGGTTTCCAGATATTTCAGGCCCATTTTCACCAGTCCTGAAACGCCCAGAAAGAATACGCTGATAACTCCTGTGAGAACAGCCAGAATGATTTGATTGACAATCTCCGGATCCATTTCTTTTCTCCTTGTAGTGTTGTACTTGCACTACAATTGTATGCCGTCTCATACTGCCAGTCAAGCAAACTTTTTCGCCTTTCGTGTGTACGGGGATAATGAGTGTTTGTAGTTAATACTCGAAGTGAACATCCCACCCCCATATCAATCCCGTGACCGACGAGAAAAAAAGACCCGACGTCTACCCAGAGGGGAGGATATGGGGGGGGGGGGGGGATGTTCAAAAAAAA